TGCCTGACGATAGCCAGGATCGTGTCTGCCGCTGTCGCACCGTCGCCGCCGCCAAGACCTTGGGCAGTGATGAACGCGTCGGCCAGCCGGCGGTCGGCCTCGACGGCAGCAGCTGCGGCACGCTCTGCCGCTGCGATCTTTTCGTCGGCGGCCTTCTGTGCCGCTTCGGCGGCGGCAGCCTGTGCCTGGGCCTCTTGGTCCAGCGTTGCAATCTTGGCCTCAAACGCAGCCTTCTCCTGCTCTGCCATTTTCTTGGCTTCGTCGGCCGTCAGTGTGTTGTCGGCCTGCAGCTGGGCGATCTGCTCCAGAGACTCTTGATAGGCGAGGGCCGCCTGAAACCCGGCCTCTCCAAACTCTGCGGCGGCCGTCGCTGCCGTGCCGATCTCGCTGGCGAACTGTGCGGCAGCAACGCTGGGCTGCGACAGGTCAAGCTCGGGCGTGATGGTCGTGTCAACCTCGGCCGTGATGCCAAGGAAGCTCTCAGCAATCGTGAGCAAGCGTCCGACCGTGCCGCCGATGGCGTTTGCGATAGTCTCAAACGTCGATGACACGCCACCAAACACGGAAGAAATGATTCCACCGATCGACTCAATGGCCGACTGCAGACCGAAGAACTCGGCCCACGCCGCAAGTGTGTCGCCGATATAGCCGCCGACCTGAGAGAGGGCCGTGCCGATGATGTTGGCAACACGGGAGACCGTCTCGCCAATAGCTCCAAGGTTGTCAGCCACCGCGCCGAGCGGCGTAAACGAAACAGCGAAGGCCGTGGCCGCCACGGCGCCGTCAACCAGATACCGCACAACGTCGACGAACGCCGTGCCGAACGCTTCGCCGACCGCGCCAAACGCCTGGGCCAGATCGCCAATGGGCGAAATGATTTCGCCGATAACGCGGCCGATGCCGCCGATGACCACGCCAACAACCTCAAACGCCGTACCCAACCCAGAAAGGATCGGTTCAAGCACGTCGCCAATCGGGCCTACGATTGCGTTGATGCCGCCCAAGAACTCGGCCGAACCCTGAGCGATGCCTTCGCCGAGGCCCACGAATGGCAGCAGCAGCAGCTCGCCCAGCCGGGAACTGGCAACGCCCAGTGCGTCGATGCCTGCACCGAAATCGTCAATGCGGCCTCGGTCGATGGCCGACATTGCGCCGCCGAGCCGCTCGATGTCTTCTGCCGCTGGGCCGAGGTTGGCGAAGAATGGCAGTAAGTCCGCGCCGCTCTTGCCGAAGATCTGCATAGCGGCGGCCGTGCGTTTCGCTGGATCGTCGATGCCTTGGAGTTGCTCGCCAATCAGGCGGATCTGCTCCTCTGGGCTGAGGTTCTCCAGGTCGGTGAACGAAATGCCAAGCTTGTCGAGAGCCGCCGTCGCGGCCTTGCTTTCCTCGTCTGCACCCGCGAGCACCTTCTGCAGCTTGCCGAACGCGCTGCTGACAGATTCGATCGAAACGCCAGAGCGGTTGCCCGCTTCCTCGAGCGTCTGAATGAACTCAAACGACACGCCCAGCTTGTCGGCCGTGTTGCCGAGCGTCTCGACGCGGTCCTCGAGGTCGAGTAGTCCGCTGGCCACCGCACTGGCACCGGCACCAAACGCAGCCACCGCAGCGACGCCAACGGTGAACGGGTTCACGAGCCCGGCGACCGATGCACCGATATTGGCGAGGCCGCCAGACAGCCCAGCACCGCCGCCGAACACCTTGCCGAGGCCCTCGCCAGCAGACGCCAGACCGGACAGCCGACCGGCCACGTTGCCAATCGGGCCGGGCAGTGCAGACAGCACGCCTGAAAGCTCGTTGAACTTCATCGTGCCGCCGTCGCCACCGGCGGCGGTTGCGTCCTCAAATTTGTTGGCGGCGAGTGTCGCCTTCGCGAACTCGCCTGCGGCTTTGTTCAGAGCGGAGTTGTATGTGTCCTGCGAAATGCGGCCAGCGTTTAGGTGGCCGTTCAACTCCTGCACGACTTGGTCGTACTTCTCTTGCGGCGACAGGTTGGCCTGCGTGATCTGAGCAGCGCGTGCTGTGGCTTGAGCACGCTCGGCTTCAGACTGCGCCGCCTGTTCGTTGATGCCGAGAGCGTCGATGGACGCTCGCATATACGTTTCTTGCGTGACTGCTCCCGCCTCCAGCAAGGCGTCAAGGCGGGCAATCGTAGCCGCACGAGTCTCCTCCACTGTGGCATACCGAGCCGAAATCGCCTGCCCTTCCTGAAGCAGCTGAGCGCGAGCGGCTTCGGCGTCCTGCGCGGCCTGGTGGGCACCGGATGTGACAAACACGGCTCGCGAATAAGTCTCTTCGCTGATGACGCCCTGCTGCAGCAAACCAGCGAGCCGCGCCAGTTCGGCCTCACGCTTTTCCTGCTGAGTCTGTACAGACGCCGCAACGGCTGCACCTTCCGAAATAGCTTTTGCCCTGTCGCTTTCCGCTTTCGCAATCGCCGCCGCCGCCGCCTGCGTTGCCCCGGTTGTCTGGGCAACGGCCCGGCTGTATGTCTGCTCGCTCACGGCTCCCTGTGCGAGCAGCTGCCCGAGCCGCTCGAGCTCCGCCGTCCGCCGCTCCTCGGCCGTGGCAACCTGGTCCGTGATCCTCGCACCTTCCGCAAACGCAGCGGCCGCCGTCTGGGCACCGCCGACAACGGCCTGCAGTTCTGCTGCGTACTCTTGGGCCGAAATCTGCCCGGTCTTCAGTGCACTGCCGAGAAAGGCAATGTCCGTGGCGACTTGCTGCTGGGCCGCACCGGCCGCACCGCTTGAGGATGTGAACGAGTCAAAGAGCGACGCCGCCGCCGCCGCTTGCTTGCCGAGGTTCTGCAGCTGCCTGTCGACCTGCGACAGTCCCTTGGTCATGCCGCTGGCATTGGCCGAGAACTGCACGCCGAGTCCGATTACCGTCGACATTATTCACCCGCCAAGTCTTTCGCCAACTGTTCCAACGCTTCCTGTATCTGCAGTTCGTGCTGCGGGCCTTTCACAATCGGAACAAAGTCTTCGACCTTCGGCGTCCTGCCGCGTGGGCAGTACGGCGCGAGCGTCGCACTGGCCACCAGGCCCGTCTGCCGCCACGCGTCAGGGAGTGGGTGGAAGTGCCGGTGAATCGCAATCCACTCAGCAAACTCCCGGCTGTCCATTTCCTGACACAGCTTCTTGACCGTCATTCCGAGATGTGCCGCCAGACGAAACAGAAAAACACGCGTCGGGCGGACTGCTAGTTTTTTGCGAGTTCCTCCACGTCGCGGTCGGTGAGTGCGTTGTGTTCCATCGCCTTAGCCCACACTCGGCTCATGACCTTGGCCGACTTCTTCGCCAGCTGCTCCACTTCCGCGTCGGTGAACAGCCTCGCGCCCTTTTCGTCGCACAGGCAACGTGCCAGGAACTTCGTGCGGAAGTTTTCGACGCCCTTGCCCTTGTTCGCCACCCAGTCGTTCTCGTACGAGTCACGCTCGCCGCATGTCATCACGCGAATGAAGACGCTGCCGCCCCACTCCTTAACCTTGACCTCGAGGAGGCCCAAGTCGTCAGCGGCGAGAATTTGTTCTTTCGTCAGTGCCATAGTTCATCCAATCAGGTCGAACGTGAACGTGTAACGCGTCACATCGTTGGCAGCCGCAGTGGCTCCCTTGCCTGTGCATACTGCGTTGTATGTCAAGCTCACGCCGCCGCCGCTGATGCTGAGATTGCCGTACTGGCCCCAATTGAAATTGGCTGGAGCGAGTCCCTCGACGCTCACGCTGCCGCCGCTAGGTGCATAGCCGCCGCTGCGACTGACGGGCATGCCGCCGCCCAGCTCCAGCTGCACGCTGGTCAGCTCCGTGATCGAAAACCCGGCAAACGAAACTACACAGCCCTGCGAGTACGTCGCCACGGAAACCTCCGTGACTAGACTCGCGCGACCCGGAACGTTGCCTGGCCACGCGTGGCGTCGTTGACCGTCAGCGTGACGCTGGACGAACTAACAGTGGCGGCCGCCGTAAGCGACATGCCACCACCAATTACCAGCTGACCGGTGGACCCGTCAGCGATCGGCGCGGTGCCCAAGTACTCGATGCTGACCTCGCGGCCCGTGTCGGTGGCAGAACCCTTGAGCGGTCGATCCATTGTCAGCACGTTGCTGCCCGCCGCCAGTCCGAGGTGCGAAACGTCGATCGTGTCGCCCGCCGACACGTCGGTCATCGAGTAGGTGATACTCGTGACCGTGTAGGTTGAGCCAGCAAAAGTAAGAGTCGTGCCCTGAGCGTGGCTTGCCATGAATTAGTTCTCCAGCCAAAGAAGGTCGTAGGTTTGTCGAACGAGATAGAGCGAGTTTTCCGCGCCGTCGATTTCCACCAGGTCGTCGGCCTCGTCCATCAGAAGCGACCGCCGCACCTCCGTATTGTCGAAAGTGCCAGCGAACCCATCCAGAACGCGACGGCACTTATCCGCCAGATCTCTCGCCGCCTCGTAGGTCGCGCCGTAGACGTAGAGTTCGATCGTCAACTTGGGCAGGCCGCTCGGTGCCCCGGCCATAGTCAATTCACGCAGGACGCGGGCACGCCGCCAGATGATGATCGGAAACTGGATCGGCGACGGCCCGACGTACCGCAGCGGGTAGATCCGGCCGTTTACCAACGCCTGAACGTCGGTGTCCGAAATGAGGGCGTTTCTCAGAACCGCCTCGGGAGATTTCAAAGCCATCAGAACGGCCCTTGTGCAGCCTTGGTTTTGGAAGCGACTTCCCGGACGGCATTTTCAAACGCCGTCGTCAATTCCTCCAGCATCAGCGATTCGACCCTCGCGCGGGTTTGCTCCCACGCAGTCCGCACCGGCGGGCGACCGTACGAGCCGCCGACCGGCATTTTCCCGGTCGACACCCTGCGGCCGTCCTTCGTGCGGCGGAAACGCTCTTTCGTTCCGAACTCCACCAGTCCTTGGTGGTAGCCGAGTTTTGTGTTGTCGTACGCTTCGTTCATCTTGCGACCGGAGCGAAACCCTAGGATGGCAATGCCGACGCCCGTCCTTGGGTAACGCTTGCTCTTCACGGCAATCGCCCGCCGCAGGTTGCCGGTCGGCCCGCGAGGCGTGAGTGTTTTGAGTGCTTCGCGCGTGCCGCCTTTTTCGGCAGCACTCCGCAACCCGGACGCCATGTACTTTGAAGAAAGTGTTTTCCCTAGGCCGAGGATCTGCTTGCGGATCTCCTCAAGCCCAGGGATGTCTGCAGTGATTCTGATGCCGACTTGCTCAGCCATTGCGACGCTCCATGCAGATGGCTTCGTGCTCGGTGCGGTGCCCGTGCTCGAGCAGGCTGGCGATCTCCAGCGTGCGGCCACGCCACGCGAACCGCATCTGGCTAGTGAGGCCGGGCAGATACCGCAGCCGTAGCCTGTGCGTCACGGTGGTTTCCTGCTGGCCTGCCGACAGGGCCTCGCGGGACGACACGCCCTCGACGCTGGCCCACACAGCCGACGAGTCGGACCACGCCAGCACGGTCTCGCCGAGAGCATTGGTGGTACCGCTGGCCACCTGCACAGTCACCCGCTCGCGTAAGTCGCCTGGTCGGATCATGTGGCCCTCATAGCTGGCTGGCTTCAACGAACGCCTGGTCGACTTGTTCTTCCGTCAGCCCGAGAGCCGCAGCGAGCGGAATTAGGAACGGGTGCGATCGCTCGACGTATGGCGCGTATTCCCACTCCACCCGAACCAAATCCCGCTGGAGCGTGTCAGGGATCGCGTCGATGGCCGCGGCGACCTGTGCGAGGTTAATGCCCTGACTAAGTATCCAGAGGCGTATCTGGCGGGCGGAGACGCTTGCAGGCACGGCTGGCGTGAGCGTCTCCGACTGATTGGTGCCGATGACGTTGCCGCTCTCGTCACGGACCTCCCATGTGTGCAGCCCTTCGATGATGCCGAGATAGGTAGTGATCATGAGAACCTCGCGTACAGCACCTGAGACTGTGCGCCTGTAGCGGTGACCGTGGACAGGTCAGACTGCGACGTGCGGATTGCCGTGAGCCTCGGCGTCAGCGCAGACATCTCGGCCAGGCCCGAGTTGCCTTGGATCGTCGGCATGGTTGTACCGATGCAAAGAAGAGCCACGCCGTACCGAGTGCCAGCCTGCAATGTGTATGTGGCTGGGAAACCACCAGCGGTATCGAACGATCTCGTATAGGCCGTGCGAGTCGCCGCGAACAGGCTGGTATCGCTCGCCGTCCTCGCCACTAGCGTGGCGACACCAGTAGATTCGACGTATTCGACCAGCCCCATGCGGGCGAGCGTCAGGCCAGCCGCAGCCGTGCCGCCCGAAAGCATAGTCACCTGTGAGACAGTCAGCGTGGTCAACGGCGTGAAAAACGAATACAGCACGTTGCCGCTGGTAGCAACGAGGAACGAGAGTACCATTCGCGGGAACGTCTCGACCGCCGTGGTCGGCATGGACAGCCGCGACAGAAACGTGGCATTCGTTACCACGTTGCCGCTCAGTCTTGCATCCGCGAGCGTGCCCGACAGATCCGCTGCCGATCCGCTCGTCGCCACAGTCGCCAGCCCGCTCACCTGACTCGCCGACAGCGTCAGCGGATCGGCCCCTGCTGCGGCGTGACTGCTGGCGTGGCTGGTGGGCGTGAACGTGGTCGGCCTGTCCGTGAGTCCATTCCACGAGGTCGTTCCAGCCGGGCCTGTGGCACCCGTTGGCCCGGCTGGCCCCTGCGGACCGGTCAGCCCTGTGTCGCCTTTCGCACCAGTGGCTCCCGTGGCTCCAACTGCACCAGCTGGACCTGTGGCACCTTGCGGGCCGGTGTCGCCTTGCGGTCCTGTGGCACCTTGCGGCCCCTGCGGTCCCGGTGCACCCTGCGAGCCCGTGGCGCCTGCAGCACCCGCTGGCCCCGTGGCTCCCGCTTGGCCTTGTGGTCCAGTGGCTCCGGCCGCGCCCGCCGCGCCTGCTGCTCCGGCAGGCCCGACTCCGCCGGACGCACTCGCCGACGTGCTCGAGCTCGTGACGGTCGCCGACACAGCCGCACCGGATACGGTGGCTGTGATCGGGCTGCTGTTGACGGTTGCGGTGGTCGTCACCCGACTACCTCCACGAGGCCCTGCAAGGCCGTACGCCGCACGCTGCCGGGTGCATCCCACTCAAGACGCCATCCGTAGGTGCCGACCGGCAGAGCCGTGGTCTGCGTCTCAGTCAGTGCAATGTTCACGATACCGGCCGCTGCGTTGGTCAGCGTGGTCGTGAATGCTGTCACCGTGTTTCCAGTGACGAGCGACGTGATGACGGCCGACACCGTGTAGCCGGTCATCGTCGTCGGCGAGAAGTCGATGGCCGTGCTGAGCTCGTCGCCACGCCGCAGCGAGAGGCCAAGCTGGCCGGGAAGTTGTGTGTACGTGGAGCTCATCGGTACGTTCCCCAGCGACATGAGTCGAGCAGCGACTTCACGCCAAACTCGATTTCCTTGGACACAGTGCCGGTCAAGACAGACTCGCGCCGGTCGTACCAGTGAGCCACGAGCAGCAGCATCGCGTGCTTGATCTGCGTGGGTACGCTGCGGCCGTCCTCGCCGTACCCTCCCCACCACGTAATCGTCACGGAGTTATCGTCGCGGCGATGCACTGGCCACGCCTGCTCGTACAGCGGACTGATTGCGCCCGGCGTGGAGTTCCGGTCGACCCGGTACTCGTGCGACGGAAACACGACCACAGCACCGGTCTCCGTGGTGTACGTGATCGCTACCGCGGAAACGGCCGAGGCGGTTGCCATCGGCGGCCTCGGTAGCTCGAGGTTGTCGAGGCCGTTCGGCGGGAATCCGTCCAGCCTCATCGTCCACTGCGTGTGCACCAGCGAGCGGTCCAGATACTCCTCGACCCATGCTCGAGCTGCTGCCACCAGACCCATGATGTAGGTGTTGTCGGCGTCCGTGTCGACGCGCAGGTGGGCCTTGGCATCCGTGATGGTCACGGGCTCAACGACAGGCTGAGACGATCTGGTGAGGCTGCGGTACGTCATCGCGTGCGTTTCCTGCGTGGCGTGGCGTCGGCCGTCTTAACTGGCGTTTCGACAGCAGCGGTTTCAATCAACTGCTGTTGCTTGTCCTCGACTGCAACTTTCCGGGCGATCAGTTCAGCGGCCAAGCCGCCGGGTATGTCGACCGTCTGGCCGGAGCAATAGGAACGCCACGACCGTACAAACTTCAGTTTCGTCATTGGCCTACGCTCCATGCAGTTTCGGGTGCCTTGTTCGCCTTCATCCAATCGCCCGTGTATTGAAAAACAGGCTTGCCGAGATCCCGGCCCGGCCAGGTCACGACGTACTCGCCGTGCCCGATTGACACGCGAGGCGTTACGAACACCTTGTTGCCAGAGTCTCGCCACGTGCGCCAGAACCCGATGTCAGCGTCCACGCGGCCGTCGCCGTAGCTGCCCTGTGGGTCTGCCTGTTCGTAGAACCACGGCTTCTT